GAGACTGCAATTAAGAAGTCCTCAGACCTTGGCGGGTCTCAGGAAGTAACAATCAAAAAATCAAAATGGAACGGTTCTTTCCTCGGTTCCGTACAGGAAATTTTTAACTAAACTAAGGTAGGTGAAATAAAATAATGAGCAATGAAACATTAGAAAAGACAGTCGCCGCTGGTACTACACAAACTACTACTATGGTAGGCGATGCTTTCAGTGACACTGGTATCCATCGTGGAAACGAAGGAAAAGGTGGTCTACTAAATCCAGAGCAATCATCACGATTCTTGGATTACATGTTCGACGCAACCGTTATTGGTAAAGTGGCTCGTACTGTTCGCATGAGAGCAGACACCACTGAAATTGACCGTATCGGTGTAGGAGAGCGCTTAATGACAGTTGCAGCACAAGCAGATGATACATCATCAAATGCAGCAGTAACTTTCTCAAAGATTTCTCTAACAACAAAGAAGCTTCGCTTGGATTGGGAGCTTTCAACTGAGTCTCTAGAAGACAACATCGAGGGTGCAGATCTAGAAGATCATATTGCACGTTTGATGGCAACACAGGCTGGTAACGATATTGAGGACGTAGTCCTTAACGGTACAGGCACAGGATCAGGCTTAATGTCTGCATTCCAAGGTGTTGTTGCAAAGTCTAAGGCTACAGCACGTGTTATCGACAACGGTGTAGCAGCAGGTATTTCCCGTGCTACATTCAACGCAGCACTAAAGGCTATGCCACGTAAGTACAAGCAACGTCGTACAGACCTTCGCTTCTTGTCAGGTTCAAACTTGATTCAAGATTACTTATACAATACATCTGGAAATATCCAGAACGTAAACCCACAGGATATTGCTTCAAGCATCATCCGTGGAGACGTAGCTCCAGTTTCAGGTCCAGCAGGATACGTAGCACCATACGCATTTGGTATTCCAATTGTTGAGGTTCCGCTACTTAATGAAACACAAAACGGAGATTACACAGGCGCATCAGGATCACACGGTGACGTTCACTTGACATTCCCAAATAACGTAGTTATTGGTATCAAGCGTGACGTAACTGTATACCGATTCTTCTGGCCACGTAAGGACTCAATTGAGTACACAATGTATACTCGTGTTGGCGTCCAGATCGAGCAACCAGATGCTTGGGTAGTTGTAAAGAACGTTAAGGTCGCTTCCTAATTTAAGGATTTAGATCTGCAATTAAAAGTCCCCCCAGTAACCCTGGGGGGCTTTTCATTTTAATTTCTTAATGCTATAATTGATTTACACGGAACTAGGAGAATAAATGTCATTTGAGACACTGAAGGTATCTGACCTTAAAAAGATAGCCGAAGATTTTGGGGTCGACATAGATAGTTTAAAGAATAAAACAGATATTATTGCAGCACTCTCAGAAGAGGGAGTCACTTGGGCGGTTTATCAAAAAACCGTAGCTATACTAGAAGAAGAGACAGAAGACATGGCAGACTTAACAGTCGTAAAGAACGAAAAGAAAGAGCAGTCAGAAGAGGATGTCCTTGTTAAGATGGAAAGAGATAACTTCCATTATGACATTTTAGGATTTAGTTTTACAAAAGAACATCCATTCGTTGCAATGAGTAAAGACAAAGCTCAACAAATTTTTGACAAGGAGGACGGGTTTAGATTAGCTACTCCTACAGAAGTACAGGATTACTACCACTAATCTTCCCCGCAATAAATGGAACTATACATAGGGTCTACTAACCCAGTAAAGCACAAAATCTTTTGGAGAGGTGAGCCAACAGATGCTGATGCTCTTCCAGTAGTAACCGTTTATGATGTTAGCCAGGATCCATTAAGTCCAGTTAACCCCTCAACAATACTATACACACTTACTGCAGAAAGACTTGAAACAGAAATCGGTGTATACCAAGTAGCTCTCCCAGTAAATGCAACTTTCAAGTCAAGAGACCTAAAGTTGACATGGAGCTATTCAGTAGCTGGATCTGCTCAAACAAGATCTCATAAACTTTATGTTGTTCAGCCATACGTTGACTTAGCTCAAGCATATGGCTCTTTGGATTTTGGAAACGACCCATCAGATCCTAATTACAAAAACTATGAGCAAATCACAGAGGCGGAAAGATATGCACGTAAGGTTATAGAAAACTATACAGGGCAAAAATTTGCTTTATCTAATGAAGTATATTCTCTATACGGATCTGACTCAGACACACTGGCTTTACCAGCAAAAATTAATACATTACATCAGCTATACGAAAACGACGTCTTGCTTATAGACAATATTAACAATATTGACAACTGGAATTATCAATTGGATATAACAGAAAGCGGATTTGGTATTCGTGTAAATAGAGCAGCCATGATGGACAACACAGTATATACCGCAAATGGCATGGTTCCTCCGTCAATTCACGACTCATCAGGAACATTTAATCTAGGATATAGATATAAAGTATATGGATCATTTGGATATACAGATATTCCAGATGAAGTAGAATCAGCAACTATAGAGCTAATGCAAGACTTTTTCTCTAAAGATAATCTATGGCGTAAGAAATATGTAAATAAAATCTCTACATTTGACTGGGATTTTGAATACGGAAGTGGAGCAACTTCTGGAACAGGAAATCTGTATGCAGACCAACTGCTTTCAGACTATGTCCTTTCTAAAGTTTTATTGATCTGATGCAAGGAATTATCGAATCAGTATTATCCATGAGAATGGATGTATACCGTCAAACCGATGAGCAGGATCCTGATACTGGTGCCATAAAGAAAGCCTGGATATATCAGAGAACTATAGATTGCCATGCTAAGGGAGTCATTAGTAATTCTGCAACAACTAGATCTAGCGATAAGCAAGTTTTTGATAATCGATATAAGAATGATCAACAGATTCAAGTAAGAACAATTGATAGATTGACCTCAAGAGAAAAAATTACAAATATAAGAGATCAACACGATGTTCCAATTTGGACCGAAATTAATTTTCCTACAGAAACCCCAACCGTATTTGAAGTTGTTGGAGTCACTCCTATAACAGATCCATTTGGAAGAACTATTGGATACAACTCAGCAATGCGTAGATCGGAGAATCAACAAATTGGACAATAGCGCTATGTTGGTTCAGGCTGCCAGTGGTTTAGAAAGACTAATGGCTGGCACTAAAGGCGATTTAATGAAAGATAGCACAGTAGCTCAAATATCTGCATATGTATATTACAACGCTCAAGTTATTTCTAAATTGACAACAAATAAAGATTTCCAGTCTAAATTCTCTAAAACAATATTCACACAGATAGATAAAGACTTTGGTGAGTATATAGACTCATTAGCAAGAAGCCGTCCCAAATCTTTACACCATGTGTATGAGTGGGGAAGAGCTGGAGACAAAACAGCCAGACTATTTGATCTAAACCTAGGATCCCAAGATGGGCTATCATTTAAAGTTTCATATTCATTTAAGCCTTCTACATCATTTGTCCCAGCATCATCTAAATTTAGAAGAAGACACGTATTTACTAATAAGGCTAGTATTATGGAAGAAGGCAAATCTTTAGTAATTTCTCCAAAGCATTCAGAAAGACTAGTGTTTGAAGCAGACGGACAGACAGTATTTATGCCAATTGGAAAATCAGTTAGCGTTAAACGTCCAGGCGGAACAGCATCAAGAAATCAATTCACATTGGCACATGGAAGATTCTTCAGTGGTCAATTAGTAAATAGCTCAATTAAAAAGTCTGGATTCCAGCAGCTATTTAATATATCAATGGCAAAGGCTCTTAAATTGCCAGTTAGTATTAAAAAGGTTCAGTATAGTTTTAGCCCAAATACAATTAGAGGTCAAGCAGATGCATCTCTAGCAGCAGCATTCGGAGGTGTTCTATGACAGCAAATTACAAGCTAGACGCTATGATCGAGCTTAGAAAATTTTTATGGAATGAATTAAAGACAAAAAATATATTTGACGATGAGGATTATTGGAGCGATAACCTAGACGAAAATATTATTCCAATTGTTCCAGTTCAGCAGACTGCCGAAATGAACCAGTTCTTGAGCGGGAAGAAACATATAGTCTACGATAAGATAGGAATGTCCTATGAGGATAACTGGGCTATATGCTGTGAGCAAATCCTATTTACAATATATTCAACAGATTTCTCTGAAATCAATGAAATTAGAAATTTTATGACAGACCTATTTAGACGTATGGATGAGTCAGCCAGAGACGTAAATTATTGGTCTGGGCTATCAAATAAGTTCAAGTTCCATTCTATCTTTATAGCCGATATATCTCCAACTACCCCCTCAGAGGAGCTTCAGGGATTTTTCGCTGCAGACGTAATATTGGAAATAAAATATTCCAGAATCATGGACCAAGTAGGCAGGTTCCTATAGATTGCTTTATGCCTCAATATGCCGTATCATAGGGTATGAGGAAAGAAGCCTAGCCAGCTTTGGTTTTAAAAAATATATATATATAGTTTAAAACACAGGAGGTAACAAATACTATGGCACAATCCGTAGGTAATGCTAAAAACATTCTCGTTGGTGCATCTCCGCTATTTTTGTCAACAATTGACGTAAATGACGCAGATTACATTGCAAACGCAGAGCCAGGTGCTGGAATTGCAGCAGGTGCAGGAAACGTTTCTGTACCAGCTTTCGCAACAGGTGTATCATACACAAGCACACTAAATGCTGTTGATCAGGTAGCAGGTAAGTTTGGATATCGTAACGTTGGTTTTACTAACAACGGTCTTCAAATTACTTACAACCCAACATACGATTCAGTAACTGTAGATCAGTTGCTTGATACAGCTAAGCTGTTCAAGTCTGCGATGGAAGTTATGATCGCAACAGAAATGTCAGAAGGTACTCT